ACTGGTTTACCTAATCTCTTTTTAATCTTATTAATTATCTGTTTAACTATTGGCTTGACCACACGTAAGAGGAGAGGGGTTGCCAAAGCGGCAGAAGTGGCAATGAGAGTAATACCAGTAGTGCTAACAACCTGGGGAGCTGTTGGAATAGCATTAATGATTTGTTGTGTCGTTGTCAGTTTCTTGTATTGAGTGACACAACGGTTCCCTATTAATTGATATCCAATTATTTCTTTCCGTCCATCCTCGATTTTAGTTCCAATTTCCGCTGCTCCAGGTGGCGGGCAATCCTCGATTTTCTTGGGGGGCGGTGGGTCTGCTGCTGGGATTTCTGGTTGTGGATATCTTTGTGGCTCGGCGTCCTGTGTATATAAAAGTTCCTCTGGCGTGTAGTCCATTGCGTCATAGCTTGGATACTGCGCTTGGCAGAGGACAACATTCCCATCTGGATCATTGCTAACTAATGCACTATTCTCCCTATTACTCTTTCTAGTTACAACACATCCAGGCATATCAATAATCGGGAACCCTAGGTTCACCGTTACTGGAGCTGGGACATTAAGAGCTTGAGGTGGTTGTATTTTCCATAAAGGAACAGGCTCTATTCTCTGGATATTTATTTTCGGGATTTCGGTCACTATGCCATTGTCCATAACGGACTTGTTGATTTCTTAGTTCTATGCAATGGGAACATTGACAAAGTGTTTTATCCATTGAAATTAGTAAATAATAGCTTTTTTGCTAATATTTAGACACCTAGACCCTCTTACAAATACGAAGGCCCTTTGCGGAGGACACCCAGAGTAAATGAAGATTAGGTCGGGTAATTACACCCAAATCTTTTCATTTATCTAGGTCATTTTGTATGGCTAACTTTACAGCTTCCAGGCTGGGTTATGTAAATAACACTGGTACTGCGAACTATGCTAATCTTAATGAATTGTTCTTGAAAGTCTTCTCAGGAGAAGTGCTTTCAGCTTTTCGTAAGGCCACTGTATTCGAGAAATTGCATACAGTTAGAACAATTGCATCAGGAAAATCAGCCCAATTTCCAATAATTGGACTTAGTTCAACTGCCTATCATACTCCAGGCACTCAGTTGACAGGTAATGCAATCAAGCATGCTGAGGCTACTATAAATATTGATGACAAACTTGTCAGCAATGTTTTTATAGCAGACATTGATGAAGCCAAGAACCACTATGACGTGAGATCTCAGTACAGCACTGAGATGGGCAACGCATTAGCTTATACATTTGACAAGAATGTAGCGGCAATGATTGCACAGGCAGCACGTACTGCGACTAACTTCAATACTGATCTCCCTGGTGGTACTCGTGTAAAGATTGTTGCTTCTAGTAAGGCAGCAATTACTGGTGCTCAGTTGGCAACAGCAATGTTCTCAGCAGCCCAGACAATGGACGAGAACAATTTGCCTGAGAACGATAGATACTGCGTCATGGCTCCTGCCGAGTATTACAAACTCGCTCAGGTAACAGACGTTATCAACCGTGACTGGGGCGGCCAAGGTGCTTATGCAGACGGCACAGTATTGAAAGTAGCTGGACTACATATCATTAAGTCCAACCACCTTCCAACTACAAACCGTTCTGCTGTAACTGGTGAGAACAACACCTATCACGCAAACTTTACTGACAGTGTTTCACTTGTGTTCAACAAGCAAGCTGTTGGTACTGTGAAGTTGATGGATCTCAAGATGGAACAAACCGGATCTGATGTTCATGCTTTATGGCAGGGAACATTTATGGTTGGTTCTATGGCACATGGTAGTGGCGTTCTTCGTCCTGACTGTGCAGTTGAAATCTACACAGCTACTAGCTGATCTCTATGGGGGGCTTTGCCCCCCTCTTCACTATGCCTTTACTTAAAACGAGTCAATTAGAAGCAGTTAATAGAGTGCTTCAGATGATGGGTGAAGCTCCTGTTAATAGTTTGTCTGGTCAATTTGGACTAGCTAAACAGGCCGATGACACTCTTAAAGATGTAAGCCGTAGAGTTCAGGCAGAAGGCTGGAGTTTTAATACTGATTATCAAGTCACTCTTACTCCTGATTCAAACAAAAATCTTTTAGTGGGCAGTAATGTTAGCCGTGTAGTTGTTGATATCTTGGCGTATCCAGATTATGACATCATCGAGAAAGGTGGGAAATTGTATGATCGTTTAAATCACACCTTTGACTTTACTGATGATGTAAAAGCTGATCTTACTTATATGTTGGAGTGGGATGAGTTACCTGAACATGCTCGTCAATACATAATGACTAGAGCAGGGAGACAATTACAAGAAGCCATTATAGGAAGCACAGATCTAACAAAATTAAATATGGCAGCAGAGGCTGAAGCTAGAACACAATTTATTGAAGAGGAAACAACGAAGAGTGAACACAATATGATTAGAGGAAATCCAAATCGGTTTGGGCCTCTTAGTACTTATATGCCTGGCCGTGCCGTTATTAGGTAACTATGCCATTAATTAGCAGTACTATTCCTAACCTTATTAATGGGGTTAGCCAACAGCCACCAGCTTTAAGACTGGCTTCTCAAGCTGAGGCAGTAATTAATTGCATGGCCAGTCCTGTTGAAGGATTAAAGAAACGTCCTCCACTGGAACATATTGGCAAATTATTTACTGGTAGTGCTGGAACAAATAGACCTTTTACTACGATTGTTGATAGAGATGGAACTATTCAATATCTTGTTTTCATTCAAGATGGAGACATTAAAGTTTTTGGATTAGATGGAAGTACTAAAACAGTCAACAAACCTAATGGCACAGGCTATCTAGACATTTCCAACAGTGCTGATCCTTCTGATAAATTCAGAGTTGCTTCTGTTGCTGACTATACATTCATTGCTAATAGAGAGAAAACTGTTACTACATATTTTCAAGATGGAGTTACTTATAGTCAATCTGGAACAACAGTTACAGTTACATCAACTGATCATGGACTTACAACATCTGATCGGATTTCGATAGATATTACCTCTGGAGATGCATCAGGAGATGATGGTAAATATGATGTGGCCTCTGTCTCTACAAATTCATTTACTTATACCTCTAGCACTTCTCGAAGTACAAGTGGAAATGCTGCGTATAACGTAATGACACCTACCTTTGGCACTGAGTCAATGGTATTTATTAAGGCAGCAGATTATTCAACTACATATAGAATCAAAATCAAGAATGCTGCTGGCACAAGTACTCTTGCAGATGTTAGTTATGGAACAGCAGCAGTAGGTGGTACTCTTCCAGATACTCTTACGATTGCAACTAATTTAAGAAATTCACTTGCCTCGGCATTAAGTAGTGGATGGACATTTACTGTTGTTGATTATGTTATTCAAATTCAGAAGAATGATGGTGGTGATTATCAAGTAGAGAGTGCTGATACTAAGACTGGAACATTTACAAAGGCTATTAAAGGAACAATAGATACCATTACTGATCTCCCGACATTAGCTAAACATGGATTTATTATCAAAGTACAAGGAACAAAGACCACTCAATTAGATGATTATTATGTCAAGTTCGAGGCATCTGCTGGTAGTGGAACAGGTGGTGGAATCTGGAGAGAAACTGCTGGACCAGATATAAATAGAGGCTTTAACCAAAAGACAATGCCTCATGTCTTAGTAAGAAATGCTGATGGTAGTTTTACTTTTAAAGAGTTTGATTGGTCACATAGAATCTGTGGAGACGAAGCGACTGTTTTAGACCCTTCTTTTGTAAATAGTCAAATACAGAACATCAACCTGTTTAGAAACAGACTTGTAATCTTGGCGGATGAAAATGTAATCCTTTCTGCTGCTGATAACTATGATCGATTCTGGCCAGAAACTATCCAAACTATTGTCGATAGTGATCCTATTGATTTGGTTACTGGTGGTACTGAGATCAATTTCTTAACTTCTAGTCTTGCCTTTGCTAATACTTTATTGTTATTTAGTCGTCATGGTCAATTCAGATTAGATGCTGGTACTACTACTGTAGGTACAAGTTTAACTCCTAAGACTGCCAACGTTACTGCTATTACTAGCTTTGAGATGGCTGCAACAGTTGACCCTGTAGGTGTTGGCCGAACTATTTATTTCCCAATTCCGAAAGGAGAATTTAGTGGTCTTAGAGATTTCTTCTTACCAGATTCTACTGGTGGTGTTCCTCTATCAGATGAAGTAACCTCATCAATTCCTAGATATATTCCAGGCAATTTAACTAATTTAATTGCATCTGTATCAGAAGAAGCAATAGTGGCAATATCGAAAGATCAACCTAAGCGTTTGTATATTTATAAATTCTTCTTTGAAGGTGATAATAAACTTCAATCTGCTTGGTCTTATTGGGAAGTCAAAGGATCAAAAACCATATTAGGAGCTTCTATTTTAGATAGTGATATGTATGTGTTACTTCAATATAATGATGGTGTTTATTTAGAGAAAGTGGCATTACGCCCTGAGACTGTTGATGCAGGTAGCACAATAGAATTATTGCTAGATAGAAAAGTAACAGAGGCAAGTTGTTCTACTGCTGTTACAAACCCTGGAGGATTAGGAGTTCAAACAACAATTACGCTTCCATATCCAATGGCAACTACAGGGACAATGGCTGTAGTAGGAAGAGATGTGAGTGGTAATACTATTAGTCATGGTCAAGTTATTACTCCTACTAGTGAAACATTGACAGGTGGTGCAGGTGGTAATGGAACAATGGTAGTTAAAGGAGATTTAAGTTCAGCTAAGTTTTTTGTAGGAGAGTTATATGACATGGGTTATGAATTCAGTACTCCTTATTTAAAAGAGCAACCATCAGCAGGTGGTATGGCTGTAGTGGCAGGACCAAAATTACAAGTTCGGACTTGGGCTGTTGTTTTTGACGACACCTCACACTTTGTCTTACGAGTAACTCCTGCTGGGAGAGCAGCAAATGATTATCCTTACAATGGTATTTCTGTTGGTACAAGTCCTCCTTCACTGGGAACCCCTGGGATAGGTACAGGTAGTTTTAGAGTTCCTGTGATGGCAAGTAGTCTTGACACTAAAGTTGAGATACTTAGTAGCAGTCCTGTCCCTTGCCGAATACAATCAGCAGAATGGGAGGGATGGTTACAATCACGAGCAAAACGACTTTGAAACACGCTGTCTCGATACGCCCCTCTGTCCTTCAGGATGTCGTAGATATTGCTGAAAATATGAGGCGTGAAGATGCTGCTGAAGTATATGCACAGTCAGGAGATACTCCTAAAGGAGGTTTGCTCTACTGTTATCTCGCTAGCAAACCATGTATCACCATGACGAGTAGGCATGGATATTTATTAGGAATGTATGGAGTTATTCCAGAGAGAGAAGGTGTTGGTAGGATATGGATGTTAGGCCGAGAGGAAATGACAAAAGATAGAATAGATAGACTTAGTTTTTTAAAGCAAGCAAAGATCCAAATAGAGAAATTAAATCAAAAATATCAATTATTGTTTAACCAAGTAGATGCAAGGAATCAGGTACACGTTGATTGGATTCGCTGGATGGGCTTTACTATTATTAAAAGGCATCCCCACTGGGGATATGAAGGTCGTCCCTTTTATGAATTTGTGAGGATCTAACTGAATGTGTGGGCCAGCCGCAATTATTGGTATAGGTAGTGCGATCCTTGGGATCGGCTCACAATATATGGCGTATCAGCAAGCAAAGGCTGATACTAAATTTTATAATCGACAAAGACAACTTGAATATGGTGGAGCTTTATTACAGGCTCAGGCGAATAGAAATACGGAAAGTATTAGATCACAAATGAATCAGAATTTTCAGGCTCAGACTAAGTTTATGGCTGATCGAGCTTTTGAAAATAAGATAACTGGTCTTCTTTCTGAGCAACAACAACGTCAAATAAAAACATCTCAAGAATTAACTGAAAGAGAGATTGAAGCAAAAGAGAAAGCTGGTGCGATTAAAGCTTCAGGTAGGATAGGTCTGACTGCTGATAGTTTGCTTAGAGCTATTAAGACACAAAAAGGAGCTGCTGATTTCTTGACGAGTCAGAATACTGCGTTTGCATTTATTAAAGGTCAACAAGAGAAGAAAGTATCTGCTGCAACGAGAGGATCAAGGATTGCTAGTGCTAGAGATTATATTGAAACGACTTACTTAGATCCAGTTGCACCGCTGAAGAAGAAGGCACCTGGCTTTGGTCAATATGCTTTGGGTATGGCAAGCAGTGCGTTGGGAGGCTATAGCACAGCTATGGGTATAGCTGCTAATAGGGAAACTCTCGGCCTCAAACCGTGGGCCTGGGGGGCTAAATAAAGTATAACTAACTATGGCACGTTATTCACTTGGTAAAAACGTTGGTACGACTGACAAGCGTACTAGTTCTCGTTCTACTCCTATAGCTGGAGAAGATCTCGCTTTTGATGCTTCTATTGGTGAAGTTCCAAAGATTAAACAACCTCGTATTGCAGTACAGAAATGGCAAGGTGATACATATATTAGTAATCCAAGTCCAACGTTAGCTCCTCAATTAGATCTACCTGATTTAAGTAATGTATTAGCTGAACCCAATAGAGATTTTGCAGGATTATCTGATGCACTTTCTGTATTCAATTCAGAATTAAAAAACTTTGGGACTGTTCAAACAAAGTATGAAGGAGTAATGCAGAAAGCCGCCAGAGATGAGGCGGATGCAATTATCAAACAAACATCTGTTGAAGGAACTGCTTCTCAGAAATTAGCCAATTTAAACGCAGAGTTAGAACGAATAATTAAAGATCCCAATTCAACTCAAGAGGAGAAAGACTATGCAAAAGCAACACAAGAAAAAATTCGGTCAGATAGTAGATTAATTCCAGCAATTGAATCTGCATATAGAGAAGAAGAAGTTCTTACTAATGCAGCAGGTTTAAGTACAGCAGCACAGACAGCAACAATTACAAGTATAGATCCCAGGAGTGGAGATGAGATTGAAGTCCCTGTTCATACACTTAGCCCTAACGATGAGAGATATATAGATTGGGCAAATAATTATATTTTTAATGATGCAACACGAAAGCTTAGTAGCTTTGAATATAAAAATGTCAAAGGTCAATTAGCTCAGTTTCTAGCAAATGATAGATCAGCTCAGTCTAAACGATTTAACAAATATCAAAACGATGAATATGTAAAGACTTTCAATTATGAGACGAATAAAATTGGGGAGGATTTAAGAGATGGCTTTATAACAAAAGAACAAGCAATACATAAGTTAGAAGCCTTGTTAGAAAGAGGAAGGATGGGGCTTGTTTCCGAGGCAATTAGAAAAGAATTACAAGAAAATCTGGTGGAAAATGTAATAGTTGCATATATGAAAAATAATAAAAGTGGGAACGTTAATGATTTATCAGATATGTTTAGATCAATAATGACTGGCCCTGTTGAGAGCCGTGTAATTACTAAGGAAGATAAGATTACAATTACAACTCAAGCGCAAGCTGATAGGCTTGGTTTTGGAGAGATTGGAGATGTTGTCACTGATATATATGCAGTTAGAAATGATAAGCAATTATGGATTAATCAGTTCCCTTCAGGATATTTAGAAGCTAGAATTTCAGATGCAAATGCTAAATTAGCATTGAATGATGAGTCGAAGCAAAGTGTTATTAATGGAATAGAAGAAACAAATTCTATTGAGGTCTTTAAGAAAGAAGTCTTTCCTCTCCTGGCTGGAGATGTAGATAATATTCCTGTAGCACTTCAGAAGTTAGGTGAGGCCAGAAATGCAGCTATTGAAGCGGCTGATGGAGATGCTGCAAAAATAGATGCAATTAATAAAGCATATGATAAACGTGAGAATACTTTATTTGGAATATTTAGTGTTGATTATAATCAGGATGTAGATGATTTAGATTTAGCAGCACGACAGGCCTTAAGAGATCCGAAAAAGATTCCTCTCTTTGCTCAGAAGCTTTATCTTTTTGAAGAGAAGTGGTCAGGATATAACAAAGCTGATACTTATTTAAGCGAGAAAGCTAACAATTATAAACGTCTTTATGACAAACTAACAACATCACAACTTAAACCAATTCAAGGGGTTTTATCATCAGCTAAAAAATACTATATTGATACTATAGGTAGAGAAGAAAAAGGGAAATATGACACTTTAGATGAAGAAGCTCAATGGAGTTTGATTGAAGCAAATATAATGGATGACTACATTTCTGGAATAGATCTTAGCTGGTCAGCAAAAGAATTAGATAAGTATAATAAAGAGTTTATTGCAAGATTCACAAAAGAGAATAAAAAACAATTCATAAAAGATTACATGCCAGATATCTTCCAGAAAAAAGAAGAAGAGAAAACTATTATAAAGCCTACCTATGAGGGAACAACAACAGATGCGTTAAATACATGGGAGGCACAAGCAAATAAAACTGGTGAACTTAATTCAATGGGTCAATTGAATAAGACTGGTAGAGATAGGATAAGGATTTTATATGAAAGTGATACTCCTTTATTAAGTCGTGAGGCTTTAGATAGTATTGTTGTTCAACTTAAAAATAAAAAGACATTAGATAGACGACTTAAGGTTATTATTAATAATTTGCCTGGTGAGGCACAAGGGAAAACAGGAACTTTCATTTTGCATGAAATGAAGAAGCATGGAATTATTCCAAAGGAAAGTGACCGAAAGGAAATTCAAAGTTTGGATGATAAGAAACTAGCTTTAGATACAGAAACAACGCCTTCTTCTTCTATTGCTTTTGCTTCATTCTTCCAGCCTCAAGTCTTAGTTGCTTCTACTGATCTATCTGGTCTTTTAGCTCCTCCTCCTTCAGTAGTAGCAAGAACAGAACAAGATCCTCTAACCAAGCCAGATGCCTTAAGTAATCTAATAGGCGAGATGAATGGTGCTTATCAATTCCGTGGGGCAAGTAATCCTAATTATCGAGAAGGAGATTATCGAAGCAATAAGAATGGTAATTGGTTCTTTGATTACAGGCCTGAGTTAGTAGATGGAGCAATTGCAAGAATACAAACGCTAACTGAACAGGACTTGAATGCAATGACACTTGGTGCTTTGTTAGAAGCTGGTACTACTGACTTAGAGAAATTTGAAGTAGGTGCGAATTTATTAGTTCGTTCAGCAGCGGCAGGAAATATTCCAATAGCAGATGTTTTAGTAGCACCTAATCAATATGAAGCAATTTTCAATCCAATGGGGAGGGTTCCAAAGGCAAAACCTTATACAGCAGAAGAGTTAAATGCCACTCCAAATTTCGTGAAATTAGGATTGATGCTAAGAGTTAGTCCTAAGAAGGCAAGGACTCTATACTATTTCCATAGGAATCAATTTGCGTCCCAAATCAAATCCGAGGGTTAACTCATGCCGTTTGAGACAGTAGTAGTAGATGGAGTCGAGAAGGAGGAATGGGTTCTTCCTGAAGGCGAATTCCCCGATGTCATCGAATCGGTAGGTCCAGAAGGTGAAGAGTCGGATGATACCTATGGAGATATAGAACCAGTAAAACCAGTAAAAGAAGAATCAAATAAATTAGATATTAGTAAGCCAACAAATTATTTTATTAATACTGGAGAAAAAACAGGTTTAACTACAGATCAAACATTTCTTCCAAATAATTTGAATGTTTGGGATATAGATTATGAGGGAGTATATACAGAACCACAACCAAAAAATGTAGAGCGAGAAAGACAAATTGCTCTAGTAGAATCTTGGGTAGAAGGAAGTTCTAATCCAGCAAAATTAAAAGAGGTAATAGCAGGGATAGTAACTCCGTCTGGTGACATTGATCTTAAAGCATTATCTGTTGCTATTAATAATCCAGAGTTACCTAGACAACTTCGACTAGATCTTCAGGCAATAGTATCTGGACATGATCCTAAGGGCACAGCTTATCAAGATAATTTTGGCGGTAGTGCAAGAAGAACAGCAATGTCAAGCTGGAATGCTACAACAGATTTTACGGGTACTATTCTTGGAAATATAAATAGAGCAATTTCTTTCCAAGGTGAAAGTGCAAGAAAGTTAACAGGTAACTATCCTGCTTACACAGGTGATGGGAACGTTTTTGATGATGCCGCAATGGGGGCTAATCGTGATTTTAAATCTAATTATTTCGAACAATCAGGGATAAGTTCAAGAGCATGGGTAACAGAAAATGGTGAGAATGTTTATCTTAATCAAACTCAAGTTGGAAATCGACTTGGATTAAATGAGGCTGAAACAGCTAAGTGGTTTTTAAATAGGCGAGAATGGCCAACTTATTTAGAAGTACCTAATAGAGATGGAGGAACTACAATTCTTGGTGCAGTTATCCCTGGAGTAATTCCTCAAAATGCACTAGGAGTAGGAAGTGTAGAAAAAGAAATAAGGGAAAAGGGTTTAGGTTTACAAGTTGAATATAACGATGATGGATCTTTTAAATCAGTTTTATATAATGGTCGTCAATATATATCAGAGAGTGAGAAGACAGGGTTACTTAATTTCCAAGGTGGAGACATGGATAATGTCTGGGGATTAAGAGATAAAGATTTTAATGTTCCTCTTTTGGGAGAGGATGCTGCTTGGTATCAAAGATTTATAGAAGGTGGTGCTCCACAGATGGGGCCACAGTTAGTTCTTACTGCACTAGCAATTATTGCAACAAGAAAACTAGCAGTAACTAAGTTAGCTGGTGGGGCAACAATACCCATGCACTATCCAGGCATGACGAAAGCAAATTTATTGAGATCTACTGCTGGAATGCAGTGGAAAAATAATGCCTTTGGATCAGCAATAGTTAATTATACAAAGGGTACTGCTATTAAAGGGTTTGCTGAATGGGGTATTCCTGCACTTGGAGTTGAGCTTCTTGCGTATGACAGAAAGAATGGAAACTTGGTAGATGCTGCAATTGCATTAAATCCTTCATTAGAGAATCCATTTACAAAGATCCTTCAAAGTAATGAATTAGATTCTGCTGGTTGGGCGATGATTAAGAATGTAGGAATTAATGAATCATTAGGAGGTTTTGTAGGTGGTACTGGCTTTGAAGTTTTAGGTGATGTTATTAATCTTGGCAAGCGTGGATTAGGCAGTGGAATTCGATTTGATAGAACTTTAGCTTCACAAGTAGGCGGTGAATTTGCTACAGAATTCTCGAATAGTTATACAAAATTATTAGGGAATGTATTCCATAGTGATGCTCTTGGCTTTAAGCTAGATATTCTTAATAGAGTTAAGATAGGCTTCGGAGAAGGAAAGCTTAGATGGCCTACTGGTGAGACAGGAGTCCAAACAAGAAAAGGCAAGAGTGCAGCTACAGAAATGGTTGAGGGTGGTAGTTGGTCTACTTTCCTTAAAGAGAATCAAAGGAAGCCAAAGTGGCCTAAGACTTACACAAGACAGATTCCTACAGAAGAAATTGTTATAGATCCACAGTCAAAATTAGATGCACGTTTTTCTTTTGATACAGCAGATTTACTTCAATTTGATATTAGAGATGAGAAGATACTGAATAAATCTATTAAGGAAGCTCAGACAAAACTAGAAGCTGTCAATGACAAGGTTGAGTCAGCATTAAAAGAACTGACAGAAACAATGTCGAGGATGAAAGAGACAGCTCAACCACAGGAGCAGCAAGTTCTTCGTCAGATGGATATAGATGAAGCTTTAATAAAGCCGCTACCTGAAGAAGTTTCAGATGTTTCTATTGATGAGATTCAAACAGCTCCTCAATATTTCCAAGTTAAAGAATCTGGAGCTACACAAGTAGAAGGAGTAAGTGGTTCTCTTCAAGGAGCTAGTGGATTTGATACAGAGTTGGCTGGATTAGTAACCTTATGGCGTGATACTGGTGGGACAATTGGTGACCCTGGACGTATATATGTCATAGATGGTCATAACAGATTGGATCTTGCCAAGAGATCTGGTCGAAAGAATATCCTCTCTCGTTTTATTAATGTTCCTACATGGCAGGAAGCCAGAGCTAAAGCAGCTTTAATCAATATTGCTGGCAGTCAGAGTCTTAAAGGAAGCATTGAATCCTTAGATGTTGCACGATTCTTACGTGATGACAACTTTACTATTGATGATTTAGCTGCAAGAGGAATCAATTTACAGAGTTCATTAGTTGCTGAAGCTGTTCGACTTAATAGATTGCCTGATGAATTGTTTGCTCAGGTTGGTACAGGTGAATTGGCTTTATCGAAAGCATTAGCCCTTGGCTCTGCTGAAGGTGTAAGTCCAGAAGCTATACAAGATATTCACAAGATTGCCAAGAGACAACGATGGTCTATTGCAAGGATTGAACAAGCAATAATCATGGCAAGGAATGCAACTGTTGGAGTTGAAGAAGGTGTATTCCCAGAGCTAAGTAATTACTTTAAGCAATCAAATATCAAACAGTTACTAACAATTAGAACTGAAGTAGTAAAACAATTAAAGGCCAGAATAAGAGCATTAGCTCCAGCTACAAGACTTGAGCAAGCTGGAATGCTAGAAGAGGTGGCAGGTACAAGTATTAATATTGAAGGCAGTAGAGAGCAACGATTAGCAACTCAAGCTGTATTAAGTGTATTTAATCGAGTCGCAGGATTTGATGGGCCTGTTACTAATGTGCTTACAGATTTAGCTTCACAAGTTAAAGGAAATAACGCTGCATCCTTAGTAAAGAAAAGGCTTCCTGAAATAGAAGAAGCTATTATGCAAGAAGGTAAGATTCAGACAAAGGTTCCTGAAAGTTTATTTAATCAATCAGTAGTTAAACAAGTTACTGATTTATCTAAGAAAACACAGAAGGTAGCAAAGACAGAGATAGTTAAACAGATGCCTGATGAAGAGATTAATCCTAAGACTGTTATTGAAGATGAACCGACTTTCAATGAAACTTTCCCAATAGAAGTTAGAAATAAAGCAGCGAATCAACTTGCTAAGAAAGGAGTAGTTACTTCAGACTTGAGAAAGATTGAAGACACTCCACCACTTACAAAAGTTACAAAGACAAAAGTTCCACCTGAATTAGTTCAGAAGATCAAAGATAGTATTGATGTTAATGATCCTTGGTTTAGCATTGATGCTAAAGATCAGACATTAGAGATTGATGCAGAGAGAGTTGATGAGCCTATAAGGGAATTCTTTACAAGTAAGGAGGGACAATTCTTATTACCAGAAGAGATTCCAGAGGCAGATTTAGAACCAGCATCTACAGCAATAACAAAGGCAGATCCAAAGTTACCACTTGAATTCTTTCTTAGAAGTGCTCCTGATGGAGAACAAGCAGGAATAGCTTTTAATCGTTTAATTGATGCTTTTGAAAAACTTGCAGAAGGCGCACCTGGGGGGGCAAAGAGAACCCCTGGACTAGGCCCTATCAATACTGTTGGTGATTTTATAAATATCCTGAATGTAGGAAGAGTTGCAATAGAAGAGGGGGTACAAAAAGCTGGTAGAGATTCTAAAAAGTTTGAATTATTCCGTAGAAAAATTGCTCCTTACTTAACTGAAGCAGGGAAGCTAGCTATCAAGAGAGCCATTGAAGATATTGAGAAGGTTCAGATATATACAAAGGCTTTGCAATTTGAGATAGCAGAGAAGTTTGAAGCCTTTCAAAAGAAAATAATAGAGGCAGGAGATGAGGCTGATAAGCAATTAGCTGATATAGATAACTGGGAGAACCCAAAATGGTTCAATAGGTTCTTTGAATCTATAGGTTTAAAAGAAGATGCTGAAAGACTTTTACCTCAAAGCCGACCTACTTTTGCTGATAGTTCTCAAGGTAAGAATTGGGCTGGTAAGTCTGCTCCTAAATATGACAAGATGAAAATTACTTGGGAGTCAGATGTTGATAAGGCTATTTATATAGTTACTACTGCTAAAGCTAATGGGAAAAATAGCAAGGCACATGACAAGTTTTGGTATTGGTTAACGGCAGAATTAGGAATTGAAGAAGATATTATTATTGATGCAGGTGCAGTTATTAGATCAGAATTAAAAGAAAATTATGAGGCTGGTGGTACTTATAACGTAGAAGATACAACCGTATGGAAGGCTGGTGGCAGTACAGATTTGATGACCTTTGATTGGGAGGATGCAAGGATTGGTGAGTTTTTACAGAATTTAGATGATGTAAATCTTGAAAAGTATTTAGATATAACTGATGCTAAAGGTCTTAATTCAGATGATTTAATGAAGAGAGCCAAGGAGAAATATGAGACCGATTATGTAGAACTATTCCCAACTGATGGATATGGAGATGATACTCTTGGTGCTCGATTCAAAGGTCCACTTAGAGAAGCAGCAGAACAAGAAGCATTGATTAGACAAGCAAGGAGAATATTCCCCGCAGGTAAGATTGATTTCCCATTTGAAATTAAGGAGACAGTTACAGAAAGGACTGCAAGAGTTCATCCAAGATTAAAAGGGAAGGTCGGTCAAACCTTTATGGCAGCAGGTGCTTATACCGCTGACCCTAGGGGAGCTGCCCATGATCTTATTCGTGTTGCTCAAGCTTATGGTGGTGTTCGTGCAAGCTTTAGTCAGAGATTTTGGGCAGTAACGCATGAAGCAGTTCATGGTGTGTTCAGACGATTCATGACTAGAGAACATGCTGAACTACTTCTTACTGGAGAAAGTCATTTACGTGAGATAGCAGCAGGTGTTGCACCACATAAAGCTATAGAGATATTGAATGGGAGTGAAGGCTTTGGTGAAGTTCTTTCCTATGCAGCAATGGGTTGGCATAAGGTCAAGGGAGAATACTTAACAGTCGGTAAGCCTGAACCAACATGGGCACAACCTCTACAGAAGTTAGAGCAGATTGTAGATACAGTTAAAGCATGGCTTGGTAAAAAGGGATATAAGAGATGGGATGAATTGTTTGAGGATATTGTTGAAGGTGAATACGTTAAAGATAGGAAAGTTGCTCGAAGAGATTCTCTTAAGATTGGAGATGAAATGTATTATTTTGGTGCATTTAATAAGAGTGTTCAGGATATAGATTTCTTGCCAGCATTACCACCAGCTGATCCAGAAGAGTTCAACGCAAGAATGGAAGGTTACAAAGCTCAGATGCGAGCAGGTGATGCTACATTGTTAGAGTTAATGATGTCAGATACAAGAAGAACTATTAGTAGAGGAAGGGACGCTAAGGGCAACTATGACTCGAAGATTCCAGGTAAAACTTTATACTTATCTTTAACTGAAGAAGGATTTATTTTATCTAGTAAAGTGGTAGAAGATCAAATCAAGGAATTAGTTGGTGATACTCGTGCTCAAAGAACAGGGATTGAAGATGTTAGTGAAGCTCAGATCCTACATGCAGCTAAAGAATTGGCAATAGGAAATGAAATGAGTACAGAAAAAGTCTTGAATCTATGGGAGAAAGCGAGAGGTGGAGATGTTACTGCTAAAGATGATCTTATTACTAATGTTGCTGTTGGAGTACTTAGAGATCAAAATCAATTAGCTATTAAAGAACTAGCAGTTACCTTTAAAGGAATTGCTGACGGTGAGATTGGGATTGAACAAAAAGGAATTCTTTCCAGCAAGTTAACTGCTTTATATCAAAATCAATTAGTGCTTAATAGGGTATGGGAACAGATAACAAGGAAATGGGGACAGGCTGGACGAATGATGCAGATAGATGTAAGTACAGAACATTTAACTCTGCAAGGTAATACACCATTAAAGAGCTATCAGGTTAGCCCAGAGTTAGTAGAGAAGGCTATGACTGATGGGCTTGAGATAGAAGATGGTCAATTAGGTGATGGTGTTTACTTCACAACTAACGATGATCCAAATGGTGTAGCAGTTATTGATGGAAGTCTTCCTAGTAATATCGTTATCCTTGATTTGGTTAGAGAAGGTAAAACTCTCTCTGGTTTCTTAGAAGAGATAGGTCTTGATCCAGTCATTAAAGATGGGAAACTAACTCCTGATCAGCGATTAGGCATACAGAACTATGCTTTAGATAAAGGATATGACGGGGTTAGATTCCCTACTGATCTAAGAACTGAATCAGTTGGAGATAGAGTAGTTATCTATGATCCTAATGATGCGAACAGAGTCATTGGTTCTAAGGCAGCAGAAGCTCCAGCTATAGATACTGAAGTAGATAACGATGCTTTGCGTCCATTTGTAGAAAGAGCTATTAGAGATGCAGGACAGATCCTAGAGAAGAAGTTGCCGCCAGATGTAGTCAAGTCAATTCAAAGTGGACGGCTTACTGTTAAGGCAGAAATGATTATTGATGAGTTAGCTGAAGCGGCATACACAATGAATACATTACCTAAGCAAGATAGTGCTTATTACATTAAAGATGTTACTGATTTGATTGATGCAATTCCTGATGGGATGGCATTCCAAAGAACTATTGCTGACATTAGACGTAATGCATTGTTCTTAAGAATAAGTACATGGGGCAAAGTTGCATTAGCTGGTACTACCAGATTGTTAGCTATGCCAATCTCTAGATATGTAGGTAATGGAAAGATGTGGAAACAAGCTATGGAAAAAGGTAATTACTTTGAAGCAGAGTCAGCAAAGATTAGACAGCAATTAGATATGCGTTTATGGAGACAGATGTTCTATGAAATTCCTAATGCTTGGAGATTATCAAGAGCAGCATGGAAAGCAGAAGAGTCTTTAGTTAACCCTGGTAAACAGCATTATCAAGATGCAAGAGTGAAACAATTTGAAGCTCAAGATAAGGCTGGTAATTTATTAACACAAGAACAGTTTGAAGCTGCTGGTACAGATAGAGCTTTAGTCAAGAGAGAATCACCTACTGCTAAATGGTTTGAGAAGCCAACTGCAAATCCAATTGCCTTAGCTATTCGTTATATGAATAAATTTGCACCGACTAGATTCTTATATCAAACAGGTGCACGTAAAGGATTATCTGCTGTAGATACATTCATTAGTGGTATTGGTGGCCCTGCTTTTGAACATGCTCGACTAATGGAATTAGAGCTACATAATATGAGAGCGAAAGGAACAATGCCCACTCAGAAAAACTTTAACTTAGCTTTAGAGAAAGTAGAGAAACAAATGAAGGCCAAATGGGTTGATATGATTATCAATGGTGAACTAATAGAGAATGCTTATTTAGATAGTCCATATGCAAAGAATGCTATGGATTATGTAAATATGACAGATGATATTAAGGTTGATCCAGATCAAAGAACATGGCGTTATGGAATCAAGAAAGCAGAAGAAATGGGAATAGTTGATGCTGCCGATAAGGTTAAATTTGCAGAAGAATATACGAAGACAAGAGTTGATGAAGAGAATTTATATCAGGGCTTCGGCAAAAAAGAAGTTGAAGCTGCCTTCCATACTGCAAGGAAAGCCATACCTCATGTATCACAAAAGATTAAAGAGACGGAACAAGCTTTCCCAATAGTTGGTGTAGCTATTCCTACGAATAGAACTTTAATGAATCTATTTAAATCACTTGTTCGTTATGTGGGATTAGGTGAACATATTATTGATACTGCATGGAGAGATATAAACCATGAAGATGCAAACATTAGAGCCAATGCACTAGGGGAATATGCTGTTGGTCAATTCCTTCTTACATCAGGAACCTTGATGGCAATAGGTGGGATGTTGGAATTCAGTGGACCTGAACCTCTTGAATGGAGAGAAAGAGAGAAGTGGTTGAATCTTAAGAAGCAAGCAAATAGTGTCAGGCTTAAGTTCCCTTGGGGTGGTGCTGGGCCTTGGGTAAACCTAGGTGCTTTTGATGCTGCTGCTCCTATCCTTGCAATTATTGGTAGTTGGGTAACAGAGTTGGATAGAATTCCTCATACTGAAAGGAATGATGGCAATGATAATTTGACTGCCATTATGGGAATACATGTAGCAGCTTTAAGAAATGCAATCTTTAAAGGAGGATCAAGTCAGTTTAGAGATTCATCTTTTAAAGCACTATCTGATCTATTTGAATTATTTGAAGATATCTTTGATGCACGTGATCATCGACATGTTCGAGGAAAGTCCAATGCTGCTGGTGTATGGCTAGAGAAATTGCTAACTGGAATGATGGTTCCAGGTATTGTCCAAGAGGCTACCTATGGATTAGATCCAACAGTTAGAAAGATAGAAGAAAGTGATGCTTGGGGACCAGTGGCTACATTAATAAATACTTTGAACAGAATTGGAACAAAGCTTCCTTATTTCTCTCGCAACTATCCTGCTGTCTTACATCAGATAAAAGGTGAACCGATAGTTATGGATGGGCATTTGGGATCTGGCTTGAGTCAGTATCTATGGGATCCATTCAAACTTATTAATGGTGCATTGAATCCATTGGGAGCATTGAAAGTCAGGACACAATCTACAGATATAGTCGATGAAGAGATGGCACGATTAGTTGGAAAGAATTCATCGTTTGTTGTATGGGATAGAAGGATGCTTGGATTGTCTAACTACATTCTTTCTACTAAGCAATTAAATCAGTTGATTCGTATTGGTACTCAAGAGGTGACGAATAGTGATGGCCTTACATTGCATCAGGAACTAACACGGATCATTACTGAATCTCCTGTCTATGCAAGGAAGAAAGACATGGGTAACATTAGTTTGATTCCTGGGGACACAAGGAAATTAGGAGTTGATAAACAACGACCAAACATTCATGGGCCAGGAGAGAAGATTAACTATCTAATGGAAACAATTAATCTATATAAGAAGCTAGCAGTCGAAGAATTCTTCAAGAGAAACCCCGAGTTGCAAGAGATGAAGGATGAACAAGATGACTTTGAGTGGAGAAGAAATGCAACAACTGATAACCTAGGACCACAGAGTAACCTTGAAGCGTGGAGGGCACTCATCGCTTAACCTATGGCCTACGCATACACCGTCTACTCAGCAGGGAGTAGCCAAACTGATTACACAATCGCTTGGCCTTACATCAAGGAAGAGCACGTAAAGGTTTATGTAAATTTTGTTGATACATCATTTACATTTCACAATGCAACTACGGCACGATTAGCTAGCGCCCCTTCATCTGGTACTCGTGTTGAAGTTAGAAGAGTTACTCCTCCTTCTGCTGTGCTTGTTGACTATGCAGATGGTTCGACTCTTACAGCTAGTGATTTAGATACAAGTAATCTTCAGCATTTATATATTGCACAAGAGCTAGATGACAACCTAAAGAAAGGTGTCTCTATTAGCGCAACTACTGGTCTGCCTACATTAGGAAGCAAGAGATTAACTGAAGTTGCTGATCCAACAGCAGCACAGGATGCAGCAACAAAGAACTATGTAGATACAGCAGCTCAACCAGTAGATGCTGAGTTAACAGAACTCGCAACGATGAGTTCAGGTACAGCTTCTTCTCTTGCTGATCTGACCAATACAGAAGTCCAGATTCTAGATGGAGCAACAGTTACCACTAATGAATTAAATCTTCTCGATGGAGTAACTGCTACGACAGCAGAAATTAATTATGTCGATGGTGTTACTTCCAATGTTCAAACTCAGCTTGATGCAAAGCAGCCACTAGATGCTGAGCTGACAGAGCTTGCAACAATGGCAAGTGATACTGCTGGTGCATTAGCTGATCTAACTCAAGCT